GCACTGCATTGCATAGCTCCAGCCACACTTCAGATCGGGGTTGTACTCTCGAACCCAATCTTTTTCTTTATTGTTGAAACGTTCTTCGTTTCGGTCGAAGGACAGACACTCAAAGGGAATGTTCTTGCCGTTCTTACCTTCAATCCAATATACATAACGAGCTAGGATATCACCTACTAAACGAAGACTGTTGTCTCCATCTCGATATGTGTAAGAGTTGATTGAGGATTTCTGTGCAGCGCCTTTTGATTTTCCGAATGTTAAAGCCATTTAATGTTTCTCCGTTGGGACTTTTTCAAATAGAAAATGTAGTTTTTCATCTTCTACTCTCAATAGCCTATTATTAATAAATAATGACCTGTCTACAGGGTTATGAAACAGGTCTAAAGTAATTTCTCCACTTGCATAATACTCCGCTAAAGGTCTCAAAGAGGCTAGAGCAAGATATTGTGCAGCTTCGATATTGGTATATTTGTATAAGTTGTATAAAAGTACGTCTGGATGCAATATGTAAGATTTACCACTATAGTCCTTCAGATAAAACTTGTACAGTTTATCGTACTTGTTGCGAGGAACTAATCCGTTAGTCAACATTTTGAATATCAGGACGACGTCGTTTACACTTCCATTTGCATCTTTAAATACCTTCTTCCAGTTATACAAGAGCATATTATATCAAACTTTCCCTTATTTGTCAAGAACTTTTTTTCTTAGGTTCCCGATCTTAGCATTTATAGCTGTTTTATTTCGTAGCCTTGCTTTATATAGTATCCCATTCGATTTGATGCTTGTCGTTGGGCCGTTTTTCCTACTAGATGTATGTCTATTATTACTGGAGAAGTTTTTCCCTCTTGCTTCCGTATGACACGACCAATAAGCTGAGTAAGCAATGGTTCATTGTTAACTGGAGTGGCAAGAATGAGACAGCTTAGACTACTAACGGAGATACCTTCGCTAAAAATAGCTTGAGTGCCGTATAAAACAGTTTTATTCCCGTACAGTATTTCGTCTACTAACTTCTCTCTGTCCTCATGCGATACCTCACCCGTAACACATACGGATGTTTCACCTGTCAGTTCGGCGCAGCTCTTTAAAAAAGCGACTCGATCTGACACCACAAGTACCTTATGCCCTTTTGCAGCGTAGCCTGCTGCGAGCATAGCTATTGTGTGTCTATAATCACTATTATTGGACAGATCATTAATTCGATTAGCCCAAGGTATGTTAGCTCCGTCCATAAATCTTATTTCAGATTTATAAACGTGTATCTTAGGTACCATATAGTTTTCTTTTGGTGGTTGATACAGCTTAGGCCCAAAGTAGTCTCTAAACACCACATGCTTACCGTCTTTTCTTTCTATAGTGCCCGATAAGCCTATCTTATTCTTGCAGTAATTTGTATCTAAAAGTCTAGAAAAGGTGGGACTACTAACATGGTGCATCTCATCAAGTATAATAGTCCCAAACTCTCGTTTTATCTTGTCTATATTTCGGTACAAACTCTGTGTATTCCCAATGACGATAGGAGCATCAATTTCAAATCTACCACTGCCTATGATGCCAGCCGTAATTCCAAATACTTTTTCTACCTCTCTCGCCCACTGGTTTCTTAGAGGGACAGTGTGGACAATTACAAGAGTCTTTTGACCCAGTTTAGCTGCGATAGCTAAACCTGTAAAAGTCTTTCCCCAACTGACCCATGCGTTGATTATAGCACTGCCTTCGATATCGTCATAAACAATTTGTTGACTTTCCCGCAAAGGGAACTTAAACTCAGGAAAGTCAACAGGCAACTCTAAGCGTTTATCGACTATTTCGTAGTCATCTGGGATTAAATCCATCCTTCCCACAGGTATAGTAACAAGATTCTCTCGAATACGTGACATATTCTTGATTACTTGAGGTGGTTCATGTTCGTTGAACCCAGGAATAGTATAGGTAAGTTCTTTATTTATAACTTCCCTATACTCTTTCGTGCACTCAAGGTATATCCTGTTACTAATAACTGCTTTCATAATCCTAGTTCATTCTTGGCTATAATATAGTTCTTTACGAACTCGGAACGGACAATATCGTCTACACCAAACTCTATAAAGTCGAATTCGTTCATACGCTTGAGTACTTGTATGAAATCCTGCATCCCATTCTGCTTCAAATCGGCTTGGCGGAAATCTCCACAAAAGATAACTCTACAACCCTCTCCCATCCTAGTAATAATGGAGTCTAACTCATGAAAAGACATATTCTGACACTCGTCAATCATAATGACAGCATGCTTTAGAGTAATTCCCCTAATAAAGGAGGTAGTCATAAATTCTACTAAACTTTTCTGCTTGAGAATACCATAAGCATCCCCTCTACCAAAAAGCTCATTAGCTATATCTTTGTATGGCTCTTCATATACGGAACCCTTTTCTTTTTCTGTCCCTGGAAGAAATCCAATGTCTCGTGTTGGAACGGCACTACGAATAATTACTAACTTTTCAAAAATCCCTTTCGACATATCGTCAAATGCAAGATAACTTGAAATAAATGTCTTACCCGTTCCTGCTAGACCATGTAAAAGAAGATGATTATTAGACTCAAATGCTTTTAGCTGATTTCTAGTCAGTGGTTCAATTTCTTGAAGGGTAAGACTAGCTCCTGCTAGAGTTTTAGTCTTTTTGTTAGCTGCTATTTTAGCCATAGGTTTCCTTATACTTTTCTGCGAGTGTCTTTGAGTTTAGTCTCAGAATACTCGTATAAAATCCACGGAAGTCCGTGAAAATGTAAAATACCCGCCCAGATCATGCCGCTCTCTGGGGGGCGTGGTATAGTAAAAGGAAAATTGATTCCTCTTACCCATAGTAAGGATGCTACATCCTTTCTCTCAATTTTTTTAATTTTATAATATGATAACTTACACATTAATGTTTTTTCATATATAAAAGTTCTTCCTAGAGAGTCAATATAGCAGCCGCTCTTCTGTTTTACTATTCCCGATAAGGTATCTATTTGATGCTTTAAAGGCATTAAAGTACTAGAGAAGGGCGTCTGTATTCTTCTAATCCCAAGCCGCTCTCCAGGCATATTACGGTCATCTAGTAACATTCCATCTAAGAATAAAAGTCCGTCTTGTAACCACCAGTCATCAGAAGGTAGTTTATAAACGGGAAACTTAATATTCTTTGCAGCCCTGAATGAAACTACTACAGCCATTTCTTACTTCAACAAGCCCAGCACTCGGGCACCTTTAATATCTAAAAACTCAGGTCTGTTACATATTAATAACATACCCCAACCACAATTGAAAGTATTTTCCATATCTTCTGACGTTAGGTCTAGTTTATGTTGTAAATCCTTCCAATAAGAGTCTAGGGTGAGATTAATAGCATAATCAAGCCCGTTGAGCACCCGTGGCAGATTTCCATGAATACCACCACCAGTTATATGAGCACAGGCTTTAATATACTTTAAGTTATTTAAAATCTCATCTGTATATATTCTAGTAGGAGTTAATAGGTCTTCTGTCCAATTATCTAACTTTTTTCTAATAGTAGTGAATCCATTACTGTGGACACCACTACTAGGAATGCCTACTATATAGTCTCCTTTCATTACAGGAGAAGATGGCAGTCTTTGCTCTACTACTCCCATTATGAACCCTGCTAAATCAAACCATGAATTCTTAAAAAACATAGGATTTAGCTGAGCGGTCTCTCCTCCTACTAACTTACATCCAGCTAACTCGCAGCCTTTCAGTACTCCAGCTAGAATCTCTTTACTCTTATCAAGATCGAGATTTCCAGTGGCGTAATAGTCTAAAAAGCTGTGTGGGCGTGCTCCAAGACATAAAATATCATTAGCGCACATAGCTACTAGATCGATACCTACAGTGTCGAACTTATTAAAGTGTTCTGCTATTAGAAGTTTAGTACCAACCCCGTCAGTGGATAATACTATCTCACTAACAGAATCTACGTCAACTACTGCTCCATAGCCAGATATTCCTAAGTGCTCTGCCAACTCATTTGCTTTAGCTTGATCAACCATATAACTTCTCGAATTTACCCATTGAATAATCATCCCCAACCTCAAAGTCACAACCAACTGGGGCACCTGGAATACTAATACCTCTATCTAACTGAATATACTTTTGGAGAGCCTCCATGTAAGAGTCAATCTCTCCATCTGGCACTTCAGCCAGAATCGAGTCATGTACTAGAGCAAAGATACGAGCCTTCATCTTGTTTGCTTTTAAATGAATCTCCATATCAATAGCACCTAATAAGTTAATGTCAGAGGCTACGGATTGTACTAGAAAGTTAAGTCCTGATCTAACACTATGACTCTGTACCCCTTTATCTGTAGAGGCAACATTAGGCAATCGTCTTTTTCTTCCAAAGAAACTATAGATAAATCCATTCTGTTGTATAAACTTCTGGTTCTGCTCAATCCATGACTTCAACTTATGAAACTCTTTGAAGTACTCATCAATGACTTCTTGAGCTTCATTACGGCTAAAGTAAACTCCGCTGTCCTTGGTTACTTGTTCACTAATCTTATTAGCGCCTGCACCATATAGAATACCAAAAGTTACAGCTTTAGTAGCCTGGCGTTGCATTGGGTAAAGTTTCGCTACATCTTCTACTTCACAGGGTAGACTAAATACTTTCTTAGCAAGAGTACTGTGAAAGTTGCCTCCACTACGGAAAACATCTTTCAGTGCTTCATCTTCTGCTAGTACGGCAACAACATATACTTCTGCTGTTGTTAAGTCCATCGCTACAATCTTATGTCCAGGAGCTGCTTTAATGCAACCTTTTACTGTAGGGTTGTCTCTAGGAAGCTGCTGCATATTCAATTTACCACTAGAACTCAGGCGACCAGAGGTTGTAGTGTGTAGATTGAAACCAGTACGCAAACGAGAGTCTCTATCTAATTGTGGAATAATTTTATCTAAGTAAGTATTCTTGATCTTACTTTTCTGTCTAATGTCAATGATAAGTCCTGGCACTGGTGAAACCTGTGCCAACTCTGTCAGTACTTCTACATCTGTACTATCTGCTCCAGTTCCCGTCTTCTTACCAGTTGGATTAAGTCCCAGGAAGTCAAACATTAGCTTTCGTAGTTGTACTGTACTATTCGGATTAAAAGGTTTTCCTTGGATCTCCTCGAACTTCTTAATAGCAGGATTCTTGTACATCTCAGTCACAGCATGGTCAATATCATTTTGCATTTTTACTTGA